GGTACGTTAAGTGGTTTAGTATGGTCGCGGCTGTAATCGGAGTGTTTGCTCTTAGTGCAGGCTTTACAATGTTTGGACAAATAGCATATGTACTCAGTAGTTGTGGTTGGGTATATGTAGGTATGGCCTGGGGAGATAGAGCAATTATGATCGGTAGTGCAATAAGCGGAACAGCAGTAATGATGAACATAGTAACAGGATTAACGCAATGAGTGATCTAGCGGCAATATCACCAATCAATATTGTAAGTGCATACACTAGAGTTACACCTTCTGGTCCAAACGAAACTGTAACACATATAAAACACACACAACAAGAAGGCGGACCTGTAAAAGTTCAAACAATAAGTTACACAACTTATAATGTAAGAGGAGAAGAAATACAATCTCCTAAACCACAAGGCACTATATTGGATATAATGATATGACAGATATGTTTGAAGTAACAAACGAAGCAGTAGCAAATTTAGTAATGTTAGCCAAAGAAGGCGAAGCAATGGATCCTATAGATTGGGGTAACTTATCTATAACAGAAGACCAAGCATATATAATGATGGCAACACACGTATTAGAAATGGAAAGAAATCACTTGACAGATGGCGCAATTATTGTTAAACTACTTGTAGAGAACTTTGTATTAAACTGTAAACTAATGGGAATGAAATGATAGTATACGAAAAAACAGCAACATTAATTAATACACGCAATGATCAATCAGTTGAGTGCGAAGTTGATAATGTTAGAGATAAAGAATCGTTAGATGCTTTTATAGCAGGTAACAAAATACATATGCGTTGGAATGGCAAAATCTATGTAGGCAATGCCCACGGAATGGAGTTTACTTCTTCAGGCCCTGTAGGACGCGAAATTAAAGGGAGATACTAATGAGTAAACAGAACGTAGAAGTAATGGAAGGTCCATTTGGAGTCGCATTAACAGAGGACACCGAAGGTGTAATCTATCGCGAAATTAAAACAGTACGTGTTAAAAAAGGTATGCTAACAGAGTATATCACAAGACGCGAGTATCGAAAAGACGGTGACTATAACGATACCCAAGTAACCCGTCCACTAATTCAAGTAGGAGAATAATATGCCGTTAGTACCTATGGTAGTCGAGCAAGAAGCTCGCGGAGAACGTTCATACGATATTTACAGTCGTTTGATGAAAGACAGAATCATTATGCTTAATGGTCCTGTAGAAGATAATATGGCTAACTTAATTGTAGCACAAATGCTTTTTTTAGAAAGTGAAAATCCAGATAAAGATATTAACTTGTATATTAACTCACCAGGTGGTGCTGTAACAGCAGGACTTGCTATCTATGATACAATGCAATATATTAAAGCTGATGTAAGAACTATTGTAATGGGTCAAGCGTGTTCAATGGGCTCGTTCCTAGCACAAGCAGGTACAGCAGGCAAGCGTGTAGTACTACCAGAGTCACGCACAATGATTCACAGAGTAAGTTCAGGAACGCCAGGTACAAGTGGAAGTGTACACGTACAAGAATTGCAAATGGAAGATATTAAACGTCATTATGAAGAGAGTCAGAAGGTTAATAAGCGTCTAACTGAACTGTATGTTAAACATAACACCGCAGGCAAAGGATACGAAGAATTGTTTGAAACTATGAAGTTTGATACATTCTTAACAGCACAAGAAGCAGTTGAAAATGGTCTTGCTGATAAAGTAGTTGAGAAGAGATAATGGAAGTAGCAAATAAAGATCCAGGTAAGTTCCACTTTTATGTAAGCCTTGTAAAAAGTGCTGTACGTATTGCCGCAGGAGCCGCATTTATAGTAGGCGGATACTATTTAGAAGATTGGGGTACTTACATTATACTAGGCGGAGCATTATTAATTGCCGCTGAGATACTAGGTATATTGGAGGAACTATGAGCGCAGCCATACATAGAGTAGATGAATTAAAACAAGTGGTAGCAGACCTAAAAGGTATTCCAACTAGAGATGCTTTAATGGAAATGCTAAAGAAAGAAGTAGCAGTAGTTACATTTAAAAAATTAAATGGGGACGAACGTAAGATGCCCTGTACATTAATTCCACAATTTCTTCCGCCAGCTAAAAAAGATGACGCAATCACACAAAAGAAAGTTCGAGAAGTATCGGATAAAGTTTGTGCAGTATGGGCAGTTGAATCAAAAGGATTTCGTAGTTTTAGATACGATCGTGTAACAAGCGTAGAAGTTATCGATAAAGCAGACTACAAAGTACGTTTTGGTGAATTTTGGAAAGAAAGTGATTGACAACCTTGCTAAATGATACTATAATGTAAGTATGATAAAGGCAAATAGAAAAGGCAAAAAATTGTATAAAGTAATATTAACAGACGCAGACGGCGTACTACTCAATTGGGAATATGCATTTACGTGTTGGATGGAACAGCACGGACATACACAAGTAGAAAATGCAAACTTCCTTTATAACATTGGTGAACGATTTGGAGTAACAGCAGAAACAGGTAAGTTGCTAGTTAAGCAATTTAACGAAAGTGCTGCCATTGGATTTCTTCCAGCATTGCGTGATGCAATGTATTATGTAAAAAGATTACACGAAGAACACGGTTATGTATTCCGTTGTATTACTAGTTTAAGTTTAGATAAAAATGCGTATAAGTTACGTAAGATGAATTTAGAGAAATTGTTTGGAGAAACAGCGTTTGAAGAATTAGTGTGTCTAGATACAGGTGCAGACAAAGATGAAGCACTTGCACCATACAAAGATACAGGTTTGTATTGGATTGAAGATAAACTAGAAAATGCAATATGTGGACAAAACTTAGGCTTAACTCCTATTCTTATTGAACACGGATTTAATATGAACGACGAACTTCCAGAAGGTATGCTAAAAGTAGTAAACTGGAAAGAAATATACGAACATATAGTTAACAGCGAAGGATAAAAAGAATATTTAGGAAGTGTGGCTGAGTGGCTTAAAGCGGCGGTTTACTAAACCGTTGAACGTTTATAGCGTTCCGTGGGTTCGAATCCTACCACTTCCGCCAATATTTAAAATAGACATTGTGATTGCAGTGTCAACTGGAACACTTATAAAGAACAGTGACCGAAAGCAGTGTCTATTTTAAATGCGGGTGTTGTGTAATGGTAAGACCTTAGCCTTCCAAGCTAATGATAGGAGTTCGATTCTCCTCACCCGCTCCAAATTTTTTAGAAAGGAGTCACGTTATGAAGCAGACAAAAGAACAACGTGATGCTGTTCTTGCAGAAGTAGTAGCAACAGCAAAAGCACATACAGCAGAACTTAATGCTGGGCCAATGAAGCATACATTACAACGTAGAGCCGCCTTAGAAAAAAAGCAATCTAAGCGTCGATAGTTAAAATTTTTTAGAAAGGTAAAAGCATTGGGAAGAGTCTTTATTGAAGAAGCAATGAAAAGAACAGGCATTGATAGAACAAATCTAATTGGAGTTATTGCATACCTAATTAGAACTAAGCAAGCTAGTGGACAGGGAGATGCATTAAAAAGACTTGAGTCGGGTCAATTTGACGGAGTTGACTTTGACGAAATACTAATATCATCATACCAAATTGAAGAACCTGTTGTTGCCGTTTTAGACGAAGACGTTGAAGATTAAAACTAAGTAATATATTATATGCCGGATTAGCTCAGTTGGTAGAGCAGCTCACTTGTAATGAGAAGGTCGCGAGTTCGACTCTTGCATCCGGCACCATATGGGGCCATAGCTCAGTAGGGAGAGCGTCTGGTTTGCAACCAGAAGGTCGTGGGTTCGATCCCCTCTGGCTCCACCAACTTTAAGGTTGACGTCCTGTTAAACCTGTGCTAATATAAATTATAAGAAACAAAAAGAAAGGACCCTAAGATGAGAGAATGGGTATTCAATTGTTGGAATGTAGTAATGGATCATAATATGAATCCGTTAAGTAGAATTCCAGACTTCAGTACACGACATATGATTATGCAAGTCCTTGCGTGGATGTGGTGTATTGTATTTGCTATTATTGTAGGTAGTATGTGGGCAGGAGTGTTTAGTATGATGCTACATACATTATTACTAGGTGCTATCGCAATCACAGTAGCAACATTCGAAACAGCTAAACGCAAGCCGGAATACTTCGGCGGTTTTGGTCGCGGGCGTGGAGGTGAACACGAATGAGTGAACACACAAACTATTGCACTACAAAAGGCCTAGGTCTTATGTTTTTGATTATTGTCTTTATGATTGCTGTAGTACCAGTATTGATGCTGATGGCAATGGTAGGACTTGAAGATTACGGACGTTACTGCAATCTAAATATTTTGCCTTGTTTTGGGATTGGTAAATAATCGTAGGCTAAATACTACTACAATGTTTAATGCAGTGAAAGAAATCATATGGCATTTAACCTGCACTCAATGTAAGGGCTGGTTTACATTCGCTACTATGGAAGACAAGTATTGCATTGAACGAACAACATTTCATTGTCCACACTGTGGTAAAAAAGGCAGAGCAGACAAATTAGGTGTTGACAAAACAGATTAAAGAATGTATTATAAATATATAATACAAAATAAGGAATAGATACGTGTTAACAACAGTACAACAATCGTCATTACAGCGTTGGTGCCCGGAACAAGGAAGGGGTATGTCTTAACACGACTTTATTAAAAAGTTATTTTAGACAAGCCCCTAGCAGTTAATTCGGTTAGGGGCTTTTTTTATGAGTACACTCTGCTATGTGCATAGCACTAAGCAACAGATCTGATAAACTGGGAGTGTATTCATAAAAAAGTTTATGGGTGTGAAGTGTTACGGTAGCACGGCGGTCTCCAAAACCGCAAGCTGGGGTTCGACTCCCTACACGCCCGCCACGGGGATTAGCACAGTCTGGTAGTGCGCTCGCTTTGGGAGCGAGAGGTCGCAGGTTCGAATCCTGCATCCCCGACCAATTTGTGGATGTGGCGGAATGGTTACGCAACGGATTGCAAATCCGTATAATGCAGGTTCGAGTCCTGTCATCCACTCCAATAAAGGTTGACATCTATGTTATAGGTGTTATACTAGTTTTGTATTTGGCCCGTTCGTCTAGTGGTTAGGACACACGGTTTTCATCCGTGCAACAGGAGTTCGACTCTCCTACGGGCTACCACATATACGCGGCTGTAACTCAGCTGGATAGAGTACCTGGCTACGAACCAGGAAGTCAGGAGTTCGAATCTCTTCAGCCGCGCCAACTTTTGGAAAATTAAAGATTGACAATATCTCTTATTGAGGCTATACTGTATATAACAGTTAGGCAATAGCTTAACTTTAATTAACGAAGGTAAAACTTCAAAACAAGGAAAAGTAAAATAAAATGGTAACAGGAAAAGTAAAATGGTTTGATGCAACTAAAGGATTTGGGTTCATTACTCCGGACGATGGCGGAAAAGATGTGTTTGCACATCACTCTGGTATTGCTGGTGATGGATATAAAACTTTAGCAGAAAACCAAGAAGTTACATTTGAAATAATTGAAGGCCCTAAAGGTCTACAAGCAACCAATATTTCATAGTAGTAAACAACAGTTATTAATTAGGCACACAGAGGCACACAATGGCAGACATATTTGTAATAAGTGACACACACTTCAACCACTCAAATATCCTTGACTTTAAGGATTACATTGGTAAGCCTTGTCGTGAATTTGACTCAGTCGAGCAAATGAACGAAGCTATGTTAGATAACTGGGTTAGTGTTGTTGGTCCAAAAGATACTGTTATCCACTGTGGTGATGTTCTTTTTGGACACAACAAAGTTGAATGGATGACTGAAAACTTTGATAGATTGCCGGGCAAGAAAAGACTTGTTGTGGGAAACCACGATAACTTAAAAATGCTTGCGCCATTCTTTAAAGATATGCAGTTATGGATTGATATGCCCGGCTTTATCTTTACTCATACTCCTTTGCACGAAAGCACACTTGCTGAGAAGCATAGGTTTAAGGAGCCTAAGATAAATGTTCACGGACACATACATACTAATCCTTCACCCGAAGGACCGTACAGATGTGTTTGTGTGGAGCAAATCAACTTTACTCCGATCAACATTGAGGACTTGAGGGCGTGATATGGCTAAGAAACCTCGGCGCCCTCAAGCACCCAAACCTAGAAATTGGGTAGCAAAACAAGTTCGTGATTTGGACGGACCTTTTCGTCCAAAGGTAATTAAAAATAAGATTAAGAAAAAACCTAAGTATAACAAAATAGATTGGGATGAGTAAAATGAAACTAAAAAACTTAGATATGCTACAAACTATATCTCCAATGGGTGTACAAGCTATTGTTGACTTTGGTAAGTACGAACTTAGTATTGTACAGAATGAAATGTCTTATGGTAATAAACAAGGGTTGTATGAAATTGCTGTATTTAAAAATAGCAAGCAAACTGAACTACCTGGAATTACTCAAGAAGGCGATACCGTAAAAGGCTACTTGACAGAGTCTGATATTGATGCTATAATGTTAAAATTATACACAATAACAGGCACAGAAGGCACACAAATATGAGAACACAACCTCAAGATATAATTGCAAGGCTAGAAGCTGACAATAGTAAGCTCGCTAAACAAGCAATTGTACTAGAAGCAATGCAAGAAGGACTAGACGAGTTCTTTGAAGGCATTACAATGGCACTTGATCCGCTAGTTACATTTGGTGTTAAGAAAGTACCAGAGCGTTCAGACGTACTTACAGGACAAGGTCTTAGCTGGAACAACTTTAAAGTACTGGCAGAACAACTACGTAACCGTGAGCTTACAGGACACGCGGCTCGTGATGCTATTGAACTTGCAATGGGCGTTGCTACTACTGAACAGTGGAATGGTTTTTATCGTCGAGTCTTAATCAAAGACTTACGATGCGGTATGAGCGAAAAGACAGTAAACAAAGTAGCTAAAGAGTTTCCACAATATGCTGTTCCTGTGTTTACTTGTTCACTTGCACACGACTCAGCTAATCACGAAAAGAAGATGGTTGGTAAAAAGCAAATTGAGATTAAACTAGATGGTGTAAGAGTTATTACTATTATCCAAGGCGACAAAGTAGAAATGTTTAGTCGCAACGGAAAACAGTTTCACAACTTTGATCATATCATTGATGAAATTAAAGCAGTAATTAAAGATCACCCTGTACCTTATCCGCTTGTATTAGACGGAGAAGTAATGAGTGCTAACTTCCAAGACTTAATGAAGCAAGTACATCGCAAAGATGGACCTCAAAATACTGATGCTGTACTGCACTTGTTTGATACTATTCCATTAGGATGCTTTAAAGAAGGCAAGTGGGACAAGCCACAGAGCTTTAGAAGTGCAATTACCAAGGCTTGGGTAGAAGATCATACAAGCGTTTTAAAGCACGTACAAGCACTTGACTGGGAAGATGTAGACTTGGATACCCTAGAAGGACAAGAACGCTTTAAACAAATTAATAAAGCAGCCGTAGACGGTGGTTATGAAGGTGTTATGATAAAAGATATCGATGCACCATACGAATGTAAAAGAACACACGCTTGGCTCAAAGCAAAACCATTTATAGAAGTAACATTGGAGGTAGTGGATGTTGAAGAAGGTACTGGCCGTAATGAAGGCAGACTTGGAGCGATTGTCTGCGAAGGAGTCGACGACGGTAAAACTATTGTCGTTAATGTCGGTAGTGGCTTCACTGATGTTCATAGGGACGACTATTGGACTAGTCGTGATGATCTTATTGGCAATCTTGTAGAAGTAAGAGCTGATGCTGTAACACAAAACCAAGACGGAACTTATAGTTTGCGTTTTCCAAGATTTAAAACATTCCGTGGCTATGAGCCAGGAGAAAAGTTGTAATGGGTAATATTGAACTATTACTTGTTAGTTTATTTTTTGTAACTTGGATGTCATATGGCATCTATATAATAAAAGAGTTCATACGAGCTCGACTCGATTAGGAGAAAAAGATGATAAAACCAAGTATAGAAAAACCAAGTCTATTCAGACGAACTGTAATGAGTCTCGTAAGTGGCTGGAGACGTGTAATGGATGTTAAGTACAATCCACTAAAGTATATCCCAGACCCAAGTTTACAGACTTATTTTATGTT